AAATGTTTATCTTTAGAGCAAGGTGTCTTAATGGCAGACGGAAGTATTAGCAAAGCAGGAGAATTGCATATAGGTGATGAGATAATGGGCGTGGACTTAGATGGTAAGGCAGAAAAGACAACTATCATATCAACAGAAAAGACACATAAGAAAACAGGGTTATATATGTTTTCTGATGGTTCACAGGTAGAATGCTCAACAGATCATGCGTTTCCTTGTTGGAATAGTAAGAGAAACAAGTTTGAGGAGCGACCAATACAGAATATAGCTGAAAGATCGGATAATTATCTTTATTTGCTTAGTGCTAAAAACGTTAAGTTTAACCAAGAAAATCATTTGAAAATACATCCATATTTATTGGGCTTGCTATTAGGTGATGGTTGCTTCTCTCAATCAGGTGTTTTAATATCAACAGCAGATAAAGAGGTACTAGAGAGTTGTCATAATTTAAGTGGTTTGAAAATCAATTATAGATCAAAGTATGATTATGGTTTAGTATCAGGAAAACGAGATAAACGTGGATATAATACTAATTGGCTTGTTACAGAGCTTAGGAAACTAGGGTTACAAGGTAAAAAGCATAGAAGTAAGTTTATACCACAGAAATATATTACTGCTTCAAGGCATGATAGGATTGAATTGTTAGCAGGATTAGTAGATACTGATGGTTCTGTAGATAAAAGAGGGAGAATAGAGTTTTGTAATTCTTCGATGAATATTATGGAAGGAATGCAATTTATATTAAGATCATTAGGAATAAGAAGCACTATAAGAGAGAAAATTGTTGATGGAGAGGTATATTATAGGCTTAAATGGACTGATAACATAGATTTACCATTAAGAATTAAAAGAAAAGAAAACAGACTAGTACAAAGAAAAAAACAAAGTTCTGATAGAGTATATGTAGAGGGTTATGTTTCTTTAGGGAATAAAGACTGTATAGATATATCAGTTTCCAATGAATCACATTTGTTTCTTTTAGATAACATGGTTATGACACACAATACCTATAGCGGTTCACGTCAGGCGTTGAAGATGTCTTGGAACTCTAAGGGTCCGGGCGTATTCGGTATCATAGCACCAACTTATAAGATGTTAAAGAGAACCACTTGGCGAGAGTTTAAAATGGCTGCCAAGCCCTGGATATTGAACGAAAACAAGTCAGATCATATAATTACGCTTAAAAATGGGCGTGAGATAATGGGTTTTACAGCAGAAGATCCAGACAGCATAAGAAATGTAACGTTAAATGGGTTCTGGGTAGATGAAGCACGTGAAGCTAAATGCTTTTCAGATTTATGGAACGTACTCATGGGTAGAGTATTATCAACAGGTGGTAAAGGGATAGTGACCTCAAGCCCTAATGGATATGACGATCTGCATAACGTATTCGTTGAAAACAAGATGAAAGACTATTTAATGCTAAGGTTCAGCACATATGAGAACACTAGCATACCAAAGGAAGCGATAGACGATCTAGCAGGAAAATATGATGAGAAGTTCATGCGACAAGAGATATATGGTGACTTTGTAGTATTTGAAGGACAAGTATACTATACGTTTGATAGACACAAGAACGCAAGCGATATAGCCTTTAAGAAAGCACAATATGACCCAACTAAGCCTATAAACCTATGCTGTGACTTTAACGTAGACCCGATGGCATGGGAGATATGCCAAACAGGTAAGAACGAAGAAGGTGAAGTAGAAGTATATTGGATAGATGAAATTTACATAAAGAACTCGAACACGCTTGAGTGTTGCCAAGAGTTTAAAGATAGGTATAGAAACCACTCAACAGGGTTATATTTATATGGTGACGCAACAGGTAAGAACAGATCAACAACAAGTAACGTAACAAATTGGCAGATAATAGAGAACGAGCTACAGTTGTATTTGCCAGTAAACAACGTGCCTACGAGCAATCCGGCAGAACGTAACAGGATAAACGCTGTAAATGCTATGATACGCAACTCTAAAGGTAAGGTGAAAACGTTTCTTAATCCTGAAAAATGCAAGCATTTGATGAAAGACTTTGAGCAAGTACCATATAAAGAGGGAACACCTGTAATAGATAAGATGAAGAATAAAGAGCTAACTCACGCAAGTGACGCAGCAGGTTACTTTTATGAGGAAGAGTTTAGTTTAGTTGACAGTAAATTTCATGGAACACATATTTAAGGAGTTATAATGGGAAAAATAAAAGATTTAATAGATTCGCCTCATCCAGTATACAGTAGCAATCTGAACTACTGGAATTTCTTGTTAAACAGTTATGAGGGTGGTAAAGATTATGTTGGGGTTGACTTAGTTAAGTCTCATTCAGTATATGCAGGATCAAACGAGTTAAAGGGTAGCACAAGCGAGCATTTGTTTAAACATCCTAAAGAGAGAGCAAAGGACTACAAGGAACGTATCAAGATGAGTTATTACTATAACTTTTGTGCTCCTATCATAGACATATATACTAGCCACTTGTTTAAGAAGCCTATTATAAACGATTGGAAAGGCATAGATAACGTTATAGAGCAACGAGAAGAAAACATTGACCGTATGGGTAGTTCAATAGACGAGTTCCGGAAAGAGTTAGTTGATATATCGCAAATCTATGGTCATACGTTTGTGATAGTTGATGCACCGAATACGGAGCTTCCCATACACAGCTTACAGGATAAGATCGAGCAAGACAACTTCCCCTATATGATTATCAAGCATCCACAAGATATAATCAACTGGTCGTTAGATGAGTATGGCAAACCATATTGGATATTAGTAAAAGAGAGCCAAGACACGAATAGCAATCCATTTGAGTATCAAAAAGAGAAAGTGAACGTATCGAATTATAAGCTATGGACAAGAGACGGATGGTTTTTATACAATGCTGATGGACAGATATTAAAAGCAGGGATTAATCAGCTAGGGTATGTGCCAATAGTGCCATTTTATAACAAGAGAAGCAAGAAAGTACAGAACTTCTTAGGTGTGAGCGTGTTAGCTGATATAGCGTTTATAGCAAGAGATGTGTATAACTCGTGTTCAGAGTTGAAGCAGATACTAAGGGATCAGACGTTTGCAATATTGACTATACAAGGCAAGAAGAAAGACTTTCCAGAGCAAGAAGTAGGCACGAAGCGAGGCTTGATATATCCACCTGAATCTAATCAGCCGGGCTTTATAAGTCCTGATGCTGCTAATGCAGAAACATATTTTAAGCATATCAGCAACCAAATATCAGCTATGTTCAGGTTAGCCAAGCTGGAAGGTGCAAGTGCTAAGTTCAATGGTCAGCAAGGTACACAGCAATCAGGTATAAGTAAAGCGTATGATTTCAACGAAACAAACCAAGCCCTTTCAGAAAAAGCTATGAATATGCAAGATGGCGAGCAAAAGATGTGGGCTATGGTAGGCGATTGGGAAGGTAAAACGTTTGACGGTTCAGTATCATACGATAAAGACTTCAACGTACAGAGTTTGTTTGAGGATTTAGATGAAGCTGAAAAGGCTATGAAACTGGAGATAGGTGCAGAGTTTAATAAAGAGATTAAAAAGACCATTATCAAAAAGAAGTTCTCAAGGCTACCAGATGAGAAGCTAGAAAAAATGGTAAAGGATATGGAAACGTCGGAAGGGCAAACTGCTAGTGGTAGTATTGCCGATAGACTTACGACACAATTAACGTCTGACAAGACGGTATAAAGGGAGGCAGTTATGGCAGAAGATGACAAAAAAGAGCTAGAGGTAAAGACCTTCAAGCAGGAAGATGTTGATAAGATCGTTAGCGAAAGGATAGCAAGAGAACGATCAAAGTATGGTGACTATGACGATTTAAAGAAGTTCAAAGACGACCAGATAGCTAAACAAGATGAGCAAAAGAATAAGAATCTTGAAGAAGCACAGAAGTATGATGAACTTAAAAAAGGGTGGGAAACAGAAAAGAGTAATTATAACAAGGCTATAGCTGATAAGGATGTCGTAATAAAAGACATTAAAATCGACAATGCTTTAGAAAACGTTATAAATGCTAATAACGCTTACCCAGAAGCAAAGCATACAGTAAAGTCTTTGGTTAAATTAGATGAGAACGGTATGCCTAAGATAATGGGCAAAGATAGTGTTGGAAACGATACACTAATAGAGCTTGATGAAGGAATTAAAAAGTTTTTGGCTGATAAACCGTATTTGGTTAAAGGTCAGAAAGTCAACGGCACAAACACCAACGCCGGAAATACAGGTGGAGGGCAAGGTTCAACTGAAACACTCGATCAGTTAAACGCACAGTTAGCATCAGCCCGAGATAGTGGAAACTATAAAGAGGTAGAAGCACTCAAGGTTAAAATTAGTGCATCACTAAAAGCTAGTGGCGTTAATCGTAATATGTAACCAAGAGGAATGTTTAAAAAGAAGGGAGGTGAATTAAAATGGGTGATACAACAACAACCACGCTAACGGAATGTATACCAACAATTGTAGCTTCTGCTATGTTAGAATTAGATGAGGGTGATGTAGTAAGACCTTTGGTCAACCAAGTAGACTTTTCAGGTCAACCGGGTGTTACGCACCAAACTCCATTTGTTAAGAAATTAACGTCTGAGGCTGATGATTCATTAGAATCACAAGCGTTAGATTCGACTACAGATGATGAAACTTCTCCTAGTGAAGCGACAGTAGGTGTGCATGGTGCTTATGTTCAGTTAAAGGACATAGCGAATTTAGGTTCAGTTGATGATATGGCTGCTATTGCAGGAAAGCTTATCGCACAATGTATAGTTAAGAGATGGGATTTAGACTTAGTAACTCTATTTGCTTCATTGACAACTAATCAGGGTGCGGCTTCTACAAATATCACACCGGCTGACTTATATGATGCTTATGGATCTTTAAGAACGTATTTTGCACCATTACCATATAATTTGGTATTGCATCCGCAGCAAATATGGAGTTCGGTAGGGTTGATTTCTTTGTTTGATAACTCGGCTGATGCCATCCAAACACAGGGTCCGGGAACAGTAGGAGAGGACTTTGCGAGAAGTGGATGGGCAGGTATGGCACTTGGATTTAGTCTTTATGTAGATGCGAATATAACTCTTACTTCTTCTAATGGAAGTGGAGCAGCGTTTAGTAGAGATGCGTTCAAGTTCGTACGCAAAAGGGGCTTGCAGTTTGAGGTAGAGAGAGATACAGCGAATGTAGCGAATAAGATAGTAGGTACGGAAATTCATGGAGAAGCTGTGCTTAGGAATAAGCATGGTAACGAAATGCAATTTGATACGGTTTAGAGAATACCTGTGTAAGGGGAGAGAAACAACTCTCCCCTACACTTAACAAGGGAAAAAAGGAGTTATAAAATGAGTAATCAAGGAGATAAAGCGGTGACAGATACAACTTTCGACAAATATCAGCATGAAATGAACGAGATAGACAGATTAGGTCAAGATGAATCTAATGTAGTGGTTCTTAAAGAGATGCACGATCATAAGAATATATCTTTGTGGACACAAGACGGTCAAAGAAAAGGACCTATGCACCAAAAGAACGCTAAAAGGGCTTTGGATATGTTCAGGAAAAAGGGCATCTTATTAAGTACAAGACGACCTAGTGAAGAAGAAGTAGAGGCATATAAAAAGAGCAAAGCTGGTAAAGTTGCACAAGAACAACATGAGGCTAAGAGAGCAACAAAGAATAAGTCAAGGAAAAAAGGTGCAATGGAAGAAATAGCCAAGACAATGGCAAAAGAGCTAGGTAAACCAGTACAAGAGTTGACTAATATAATGAAAGAAAATCAGGTGAAGAAGTAATGAACGAAACTATAATAGGTACAGCAGGACTAATAAGCAGAAAGATTAAGTGTCCAAGACACTTTTTAATCAATCCTAGTTTTGATGTGTTTTTACGTGAGATAGTACCTGAGTTGAAGAATCTTAGTCCGCATTTAGTTGCTTCTGGTAGAGTAAGCAATATGCGAGTGAAACGAGATGGTTTTGGGGAAAAGATGGTAGATTGGCGAAAAGTATATGCAGAGGAAAAGAAACAAAATGGCAACGTTATACAGCCAGTAATCACAAGTGCCTTTGCAATAGAACACGTATGGGATCCAAAAAATCCCATATGTGTCCTTCAATGCAAGGGTAGATGTAAAAAAGGACATGGAAAAATAAGGGAAATGGATATAAAAAGGTTACATGGGTGATAATATGGTAAGTATAGTAGAAAATACAAGTAAAGTGGTTAAAGCTAATAGTATATCTCATGTAACAAAATCAAATGGTGACACAAAGATTACAAAGGCAGATAACGATAAGAACATAACGAAAGCAAACGTAGAACCAAGAGTAGTAAACTCAAAGATGAGGTCAGATATTATGGACACAACAAGATTTGTAGTAGGTGAAGCAAAGACAACTAATGGTGTAACAAAGATATTTACTACAGTAGTGCCATATGTAACAGGGTTATTAGAGGTGTTTGTAGATGGCAGTTCATATACAATAGGCACAGAATGGGAAGAAGTCAGTCCGGCAGCAGGAACGTTTCAGTTTGTGGCAGGGCAAGATGCACCTGATACAGATGAACATTTAAAGGTTAATTATATAAAGGCGGTGTAAAGTGAAGCAAGATTTTCTTAAAGCAAAGACAGGAACGATAAGATTAACAGTATACCAAGACAATAGATATATAGTGCCTACAAGTGCAAAGGTCACTTTATATACGCCAACTGGTGGCGAGCTACAGGCTCAAGTTGCCGTAACAGCTATAAACGCTGATACTGGCGAAATGACTTATAGCCTTACAGCAGTACACACAGTGGATCATAACGTCAATTACAAAGCAGTATGGGAATATGTATCTAATAGCATAACGTACTATGAAACACAGCTATTTGATGTGTATAAGAGCCTTTTATCTATACCAATAATTGATAAAGACTTGTATGATGAGCTTGAGAGTTTAAGAGAGCAGAATTTGCAAGAGCAAGGCACAGCAACAGCAGGAACGAAAAGCACCTTAGTTGATACAGTACGAAGAAAAGAAAATGACGATTATTGGAAGGGTGGCAAGGTTATAGTTATATCAGGAACTAACGTAGGTGAGGAAAGAGCTATTACAGGGTTCACAAAATCAACAAGCACGATAACAGTAACACCAGATTTTACTGCTGTTAATGATACCACAACTATATATGTTGTAGTGAAGTCTTATACAGACAAGATCGCACAAGCGTTTGATGATCTATGTACTATGATATATAACAAAGGGAATAGACATAATTTAATACTTGAGAGTAGCCAGTTAAAGTTTCCTTTGATATTCTTAACGTTGTATAAGATATGTCTTGATATAAGTAGCGAAGAAGGAGACAAGTGGGATCGGTTAAGCCTCATATATGATAAAAGGTTCTCTGATGCGTTTGGTAACATGAAAGTTGAGTATGATGCAGATGAATCAGGGAGTATAGTAGGCGAAGATGAAGAAGGTCGAAACTTAAACACATTTACAATGGGGCGAGCATGAAAATATCAATAAATATATTAACATGGAACAATATAAACACTTTGTATGATACTCTGAACATATTAAAAGAAGATTTGCGTGAAGTACACAATGAAATAATTGTAGTAGATAACGGATCAACTGATGGATGTAGTGAAATGGCTACAGTATGTAACTTTGAAAACAAAGGCGTGTCAGTTGGTAAGAACCAAGCGTTGGAGTTAAGTCAAGGCGAATATGTTATGATCTTAGATGGCGACACCGTACCAGTACCAAATAGTGTAAACAAGTTAATAGAATATCTTGATGAGCATGAAGAATGTGATGCGATAGGGTTTTATGCTAATAAATACACGAACCAAAAGAATAAAGAAGGTCAAGCGAACCATCATGAAACAGTTTGCCATACATTGTTTGAACCACAGATACAAAGACAATCCATAGCGTATTATGGGATATTTAGAAAAAAGGTATTAGATGATAACGATATAAGGTTTCCTGAATACGGTAGCTTTGACAAAGCAGGATATGGATGGGAAGAAACAGATTTTTATATGCAGATGTGTGAAGCGAAGATAGATCAATGGGTTGTAGGGATGAACACAGCAAGTGGTAAATATTATCACGAAGTTAATTCTTCTGTTAGAGAAATGGGTCATCAGAAATATGTGGATAGCTCAAAACAGCGACGAGCCGACTTCGTTAAAAGGTGGGGAAACAAAGAAAAGGAATATCGCAATGTTAGATAAGATCGTGCTGAAACATTTAGATGAGATGGAAGTTATTGAAGAAAAACTATATAATAATATAGACACTTTGATAAATGCTATTGATATAGACAATGTTTTTATTGCACCTAAAAAAGAGATAATGGAAGTAGCCGAAGCAGTCAAAGGTGTAGTAGAAAAGAAATACTCGTTAGATGCAATGGAGCAAGGGTATAAATTGTCTGATGCAATGAAGAAGCACACGATACAAGTTGCTGATAGTACAGATGAACATTTAAACAAGGATATAGTAGAATGATGACAATGAAATTTAAAGGTGCATTAAGATTGCCAAAGATAAACTTTCAGAAGGACTTGAAATTGATCGCAAAGGATATAATTATACCTGATATGATAAAAGGTATACAGATAGGTACAGACATTGATGATAAAGCGTTTCCAGCAAACGACTTTAGAACTATAAGAAGAAAAAGAGGATCAAAAGTGCTTGTTGATACAGGAAAGCTATTGAAGAGTTTTCAAAGCAAGGCAAAAGGTAAGTTTAATGTTGTTATAGATTTAAAAAGCATGAGAAGTCAAATAGGGAAGTATTTACAGATAGATGGAATCCGAAGCAGGACAGGATTAAAGAAGTTTAAGTTTTTCGGGATAAGAAAAGCAGCCGAGAAGTTAGCAGTACAATATATGGAAAAAAGAGTAGGGGAGGCTATAAGAAATGCCTAGTTCAGAAGAATTACAATTAATGATTGATGCAGAGCTTGAAACCTTAGAGATATATCTCTGGGGTGCTTCAATGCGTTGTACGGTAAGCTTGCAGGAGTATATAAGTGCGAGCCTAGCTCAAGGTGTATCAAGAGAAGTCATACAGGCATCGCTATTGAACGATTTGCAAACAGGAGGGCGTATCTTTGGTGAGTTCAGGAACGCCATAAGAGCAACAGGCACAGGCACTTTAAATAGGTTCAGTGATGTAGCACAGTTTAATGACACAGGTGTTAATCAGCAAGAGTATAGATGGATTGCTGTACTGGCTAACACTTGCCCAGATTGCGAAGCTAGGCATGGTAAGGTTAAGGCATTTACAGATTGGCAGGCTATGGGATTGCCACGATCAGGGCAGACAGTATGCAAAAGTCATTGTAAGTGTGTATTATCAGATCCGAAATCAACTGAAATGGTAAAACCAATAAAGAGGGTTAAAAAATGAGTGAATATGATACAACTAAAAATGGTATAGCTTTAAGATTAGCCGGTCAAGGGTTCATAGAATCTAAAGAACCATTTGACTTTGATAACGCTGCAACGTCAGAGTTTGATAGAGCCTTTATATTGAATTGCAAGAGTGGCGAAATGGATGAAGATAGTTCTGAAACTATGGTGGACAGAATATATGATTTTCAAACATGGGAGATAAAGATAGCATTTAAAAAGTCAGCACAGAACGATATTATAAACAGAGATGATATGCACCGAAAGAAAGATGCAATTATAAAAGACTTAGATAATCCTAGCAACTGGAGTTCTTTTGCAAGGATTTTGAAATATAAAGGGTGGTCAGTAGAAGAAACTGATAATTATTATTTATTAACAATGGAATTAGAAGTACAAGTAAAATATTCATATTAAAAAAAGGAGAATAAAACAATGCCGAATCCATTAAAAACAAAGAAAACCGTAGTATTAGCAAAGGTTGAAACTACTTATGGTGAAGATCCTACTATGACAGCAGGAGCAAACGCTATTGAAGCGTTAGAGATCACAGTACCAAAGATTGTTGCTGATATGAAATCAAGAAATGCAGGAAATAGTGATTTGTCACAGCATCCACAAGTGAGAGGTAAAAGCTCGTTTGAGTTTAGCATAATGACATATCTAAGAGGTTCAGGTACAGCAGGAACAGCACCACGAACCAGTCCATTGTTAAAAGCGTGTGGATTTGAAGAAACCATAGTGAGTGCAACAAGCGTAACGTATACGCCACGATCATCAGGGTTTGAGAGTTGTGCAGTTGAAACTTACATAGATGGTATATTAATGCAGATACTTGGTTGCGTAGGAGATTACGAGCTTGATTTGACAGCAGGAGAGTTCGCTAAAGAAACGTATAACTTGAAAGGGTTGTATGCTTTGCCAACAGATTCAGCTATTGTTGATCCAACGTTTGACACAACTGTGCCACAGATCGTTAAAGGGATAACAATGACAGTTGGTAGTTATTCAGCAGTGATAGAGAAGCTAACGATCAAGATGGGCAATCAAGTAGCAGAACGACCAGACTTCAATCAAGATGAAGGAGTGTTGTTTGCTATATCAGGAAGGAATCCAGAAGGCACAATGACAATAGAAGCTGTGTTGAGAGCAACAAGTAACGCTGACTTCTTGAGTTATTTCCATAATCAAACAGTAAAAGACGTATCTTTTGTGATAGGTGGTACAGCAGGGAATATAGGTACTATTACTTTACCAAAGATATATTTCAAAGCTCCTGAATATGCCGATAGAGATGGTGTAAGGACAAATGAATTAGCGTTTCAGATAGCACGAAACG